GTTACAGTGAAAGGTCTGAACTCTGCTTGTTCAGCCATTTGCTGACCTAAAGCAGTAAGCTGTTCCTGTGACTGCCTACCTAGTCTTTCTACATCTCGTATATTTTCTTGACCAAGATAGTAGTTACCTGCACCAGTAAGCAGTTGGTTGCCTACACCACCACTCATTATGGCGTTCATAGTGTCTTGAAAAACTGACATTATATTAATCTCCCAATTAATGCATGTATATCTATTTTTTGAATTGAAAAGGCAGAGCCGCTAATCTGTGCCTCAATGCCTGTTGTAACTACTTCACCACTTCCGCTAGTGTTTACTTTTGGTCTGTTAATCAAAATACTTGCGGAGTATTCTGCTTCTGTATTGTATTCACTTACACCGTACTCTGCTATACTACTAGCACCAAATGTAAAGGTTTGCTTTGAATAACCAGAGGAATAGTCATACGCCCAATTAAGTGTAGTCGCTGTGTCTTTACCCCCAACAATAGTAAGTTCAAACTTCTTTAAAAACTTTAAGTTAGAGGCATTATTAAAATCAAGAAAGTGACTAAAGTAACGCATTTGGTATTCCGCTGTACCATCTTGATACCCATTATACTTAACTATACCAGAGTCTTTACCTATGTATAGTGTACCGTCATCTAACAAAGTAAAAGCTAAAGGATTTAATGCTGACCAAGTAGTTGCTCTGTGTGAACCATCCTGCAAAGGTGCTCTCATATCAAAGCAGTAAACTATGGAGTTGTTAGGTAAAGTAAGTAAATAGAAAGCCTCGTCTGCACTATACACTGACTTAATTGGGTCAGTCTGTTGTGATACTAAAGCAAGTAAATCATTACGAACATTCCTACTAATGTCACGCATAGGCAAGGACTTTTCTTGTATAGTCCTACCAAAGCTACGTACACCAGAATCAGAAAGGAATATTAAATCTGTACCTGTGTGTTGTACTGAGTCACGCGCTATACAACCGATGCCCTCTACAGTGTCTTCAAGGGTCATAGAAGCAGGGCTAGAAGCACCAGAGTACACTAGTATGGACTTCTTACAAAAGATGATTAGAAAGCCATTGTGAGCCGCTAGAGCCGTTATTTCATCAAAGCCTGTAGGAAACACAGTAGTTACATCTAATGAGCCAGAAGTACCGCCTGTCCATGCATGACCATTTAAAGTATCTGACCAGTAAACTGTATGTTTGTTTCCTGTAACATCAGCCACCCATAGTCTTCCGTATGCCGCCAATGCTTCGTTAGCTTGTGGTGCTGTTCCTGTAGAATGAGAGTGACTTGATATTTTTTCTACTGTAAAAGAACCAGACTCATCTGTAGCTATTATTGGTTCATGCCCTCTCTGAAACAAATAAGCATGATTATTTAAATTGACAACCTTCCAGTTATTAGCTGTTGGAGTATAACTAGAAGGTGTAACATCAGTCAGTGTACTAGTGCCAGAGAATATCTTATTGTTACCTGCTGACAGTACACGCTTGTCACCACTTTGGTCTACAAACTCAAATATGGTTTCAATACCACGACTACTGCCTAAAACACTAGAGCCGTTAGTTGACACCTCATCCCAACCCTTACGTGCCGCTATACGACCAGACTTGTCAATAACACAGTTGTCGGCAATAGAGGCAAAAGACGAATCAAGATTTATAGGAGAGTCTTGCGTATTTAAACCAAAAAACGCAGGAGCATTTATTGTTATGTTTTGTAATTGCTGTGCCATTAAACAACATTCCAAATAGTTTCTTCTGGGTGTAATGCGGCATCAAAAGCTATTGCATCTGCAAGAGTGCTGTCAGAAATAGCAAAAAGTTCAGCCGCGGTAGTACCGCCTGTTTCTCCACGCTCTCTAGCACCAAAGGCTGTTGCTAGTTGTATAACAGGAGAAGAGGGAACAGCCAGTGTATCAGCATCTGCTGTAAAGTCACCAGTACGTTTTACTACGTTAAAGTCTATTGAATACACACCATCTGGTTTAGGGTAAAAGTCAATCTTATTATCTCCACTACCATCTACACCTTTAAACGTGTAATACTTAGGTGCGCCTGTGGGGTCTGGATTAGCTAAGTAGTCCTTGTCCATTTTGTTGGAAGTACTATAGTGTAAAAAGTTATTAGATGTTTGGTCAATAACATTTAAAACTTTCAAACGATTCTGTGAGCCAGTTAAAGTATAACTATAAGTAGACGATGAAGTAGTGACAGTAATTGCTGTACGTAATGCTGTCCAATCCCAAGCATCTTCTACAGTGCGTTTTGCATCATTGACGTACTCACCTATAAGTTTAGAGTACGAGTTTTGGTCAACAGTATCTACTTCGTCTTCCCTCAGTCTGCGTAGTACGCTATTTACAAGTTGTAAGTAAGTCATTAGAATGAATATGTCCTTGGTTGTTGTCTTGTTGGCATTAAGTCGTTATCATAAAACTCTTCATACTCAAAGTATTCTGGTGAAATGCCAATCTCTGTTTCAAATTTAAATAGTTCATCAATGAACAATTCTTCTACTTGTGTAGGTATGTTGAAAACAGGAGGTCTGTATGTACCATCCATGCTCATACCTGCTAATCCAGAAAGGTTCATACCACCTAAAGCATCTAGTAAAGGGTCTTTTAACGGCTCTACAATGTCTTCTAAAGTTGACCCTACTTCCCTAACTACATCTTCTGTAGCTGACCCTATTGTTTCTATAGGGTCTTTTAGCGGCTCTACAATGTCTTCTGCGGTTGACCCTACTTCTCTAACCACATCCTCTATAGGTCTACCTATATCGCTTGCGGCATCTACTATAGGCTGTACAACAGGCTCTAACACTTCTCCTCCTGTTCTTATAATATCTTCTACAGCAGAACCACCTTCTTTAATAACATCTTCTAGTTGTTTTATAGCCTCTGGTGTGTCAATGTCAAGACCTAAAGAAGATAAGTCTATGTTAAATTCTGGTAAGTCTATATCTACATTACTTACAACCTCTTTACCAAAACTACTTACAACAGCTTCACCAAGGTCTTCACCTTCTGCTACTCCTTCTACAGTAGAGTTTACAGCAGACTCAAACTGCTCTGGAGATAACCCTAAACTTGCTCCAGTTACTCCTGCCTCAACTAGTGCATCATTAATGTACTGACCGCCTAGCATACCCACAGCGGCTCTTACAGGGTCATCAGCCGTTGCTACTGTAATTGCATTACGCACAACAGGGGGCAGTGCGGCTGTAAGTAGTGTGCTTACTAAGGGGTTAGTCAACACCATTTCCGCACCAGAAGGGTCTTCAACAAATACTGTGCTGTATGTACCTACGCCACCAAGGTTGACATACTCACCATCACCTCTAGCACCATAGGACTCTGGCGTTCCTATACCAGTGTTTAAGTAAAAAGTTTGACCATTTATCTCTTTAGATAAAGGAACTTCGTTTTCACTTAAGAAGTCCTGTACTACATCAACCCCTGCTCTATCTGAAACAGCCCTTGGCCCTGCAAAACCCATACGAGCAAAATCACTAGGGTCATATTGATTGTAGTTGTATACGTTGTTAGTAGCTTCTTGCTGTGATAAGACTCTATTGTAAAAGTCCATGTAGTTGTTTAAAGCTATATCAGAATCAACATATACAGGGGCTTCACCGTAGTCCTGCTCTCTAATTGTGCTTTGAAAAGCTGTAATGCCTGTATCTGGGTTAGTTACAGTAGTTGATAAATCAAAAGCCGTACCTAAGTCTCCTTCTTCTACTAACCCATTTTCAACAGGCTGTAAACGCTCACCTGCTAATTCTTCCTCAGTCATAGAAAAGGGGTCAGCATCAAAAGGACTAGCAAAAGGAGTAGGAACAGATAAAGTCTGCCCCTGTCTACGACCACCGCTTCTTCCTCTACCGCCTCTTCTAACCATTATTTCTCTCTCTGTACGCCTTTAGTTTTTTCCATAGTACGCATAGCACCCAGACCTAGCATACCCATCAGTACAGGCATCATCTGGCTTAAATCTAAAACAGGAACAGTGACCGCAGATTCAGCCAGAGCAAGTACAAAGTTCGCCACTGGTATAACCAAAAAGTTCCCTGCCATCCCAAGTACAGCCACCCATCCACAAGCAGGTCTCCAACCTGCGACAAAGAGGCTTGTATGTGCCGCTTCCGTCTTATTAACTTCAATTTGTGCCTTTGCCAACTCTTGTGCGTGTTTTGTAGCCATCGTTGCAATCTCGTGGGCAAGGGCATTCTTTTTGTCTTTATCCTCTATGAATTTATCTAGTAGACCCGACACTGGGGCGATTAATGAAGTTAAGTTTAACATTATTTTTTACCTAATAGTTTCTGAACAGTATCACTTTCGTATATACGCAGTCCAAGCCATATAATCGTCAGCAACGATGCAACAGGTGGTAGCCATGCAACAAGACTTAAAACTCCTGTACTTGCCGCGGCTACATCTACTACCTGTTTAGTCTCTTCTGCAATTCCGTCTAGTTGTGGCACAACAGCCTCCTATTCAAATAGTCGTACAATGGTATAGGTTAAACCTATAATTGACGGCACAGCCACTAATACTACAACTACACCTGTGATTATTTGTGTTACTAACTCTTTATTTTTTATAGCTTTCCGTTGACGATTTACTTCTTCTTGTCTACGTTTACGTTTACAGTCTGCTTGGAACTGTAACCAATCATCATACAGATTAGCCCTACCTGCATATATCATCAACTCTCGTAACTCTTCTTCTTGCTTCTTGAGAGCCTCCAGAGCCATGAATGCTTCCATGTCAGACTTGTTCCCATTCTTACTTGCTTTCTTAGCTATCTGGCTTTTAGAATCAAAGTATGACGTTGCTTGCTTTGCTACTCTAGTTAAGTCTTGTCCATTAGCTATCGTTTGCTTTATTACAGCAAAGGCAGAGTTAGCGATAGCTAATTCAGCAAGCATTACCAAGGCACTCCAACAGTCACAGAAGGACTGACTTGTTCCGCAAGGTTAGCGTCTAGTGAAGCCTCAAGAGTCTCAGTGTCTAAGTCAGCCTGTACCCAAGCAATAACATCTGCTTCTGTGAGGTCAGCATAGGATACATAGCTCTCTGCGCTTGAGTCAGGGGTAAAGCCTACAGTGCCGTAGGATGAAGCTGTGTAGTCACCAGAGGTCTTAGAGACTTGCCAGTGGGCTACAATAACGCCTCCGTCAGTGTTGCTTTCTAGTGTTGATATTGTCCAAGTTATTGCCATAATTTTATTCCTCTAGTTCCGCTATGCGAGTTGTTAGTGATTCAATTAAGGCTTGTTGCTCTTTAATAGAATTAATCAAGATAGGTACAAACTTAAGATAATCCATTTGATAATCTGACTCATTGACATTTTCAGTCGGATTGTGTTGAAGCAGAGTCATGCTATTTTTTTCTACCCCTGCGGCAGTAAGAGCCTCTTCAACTTCTTGAGCAATCAAGCCTGTCATAACAGCTTGACCTTCATCATCAATTTTAAAGTTGTAAGTTACAGGATTTAAAGACTCAACAAAGTCTAAACCTAAAGTAAGGTCTTGGATGTTTCGTTTAAAGTTTCTGTCAGAAGGTAAAGAGTTAGCGTTCGTTGAAATAGTCCCTACGTCTGAACCGTTCTTTCGAAAAGCAACTATAACACCGTCAGAAGTTAATCTATTAAGGTACAGAACAGTTCCACCATCTCTAGCTATCGCAGTCGGGCCATTGGGGTCTAGCATTACTCCTGTAGCACCACTTGTTCCCGAACTATAAAGCGTTGTGTTTGTTGTACCCACGAACAGCCTATTATTATGGTCAAGCCTCATTTTTTCAGAGCCATCTATATCAACCCTAAAGAAACTACTAGAAGCATCATTACCTGCATCTACATCAATACTTACTCCAGTGCTTTGCGCTCCTAATATGTCGTGATAAAGACCAGATACATCAGTATCTTCTAATCTAATGGCGGGAACACTATTTTTAAGATGTAATATTCTTGAAGGACTATCAGTGCCTATGCCCACATTGCCAGAGGAGTCAATCCTCATGCGTTCTGTGCCATTATCTTTGAACAGAAGATTAGTCCCTGCTCTTAGAGTCCAGAAATTTGTAAGTGAGGCATCTCCTATTTTTATCTGGTCAGTTGAATCAACTTTAAATACTCCTTGACCAGTTGAAGTTAAACTTGCAAAGCTAGGGCTGTCAGTAGTTGCTACGCCTTGGTTTAGTGCCTTGACAGATGCAAGAGAAGTACACTCGCTGTCCATCAGCGCACCTGCGGCTGTTACATTGGTTGCATCAGTAACGTCTGCACTTGCTTCAATTCCATCTAACTTACTGTGGTCTGCATCAGTAAACACGTTGGAATCTGAGGCACTTTCAACTAATGCTCTAATTTCAGAGGCTGTTTGGTCTGCTGTAGCACTTGCTTCGATACCATCTAACTTGCTGTGGTCAGCATCGGTAAATACATTAGAGTCTGTAGCACTTCCTACAAGTGTTCTAATCTCTGCCGCAGTTTGGTCAGCAGTAGCATTAGCTTCAATTCCGTCTAGTTTACTACCATCAGTAGCAACGTCACGACCATCAATAGTACCATCCGTTGTTAAGTTACCAGAGATTGTAGGAGCAGTAAGAGTTTTATTTGTGAGGGTCTGTGAACCTGTTAGAGTAGCAACTGTGCTATCAATATTTAAGGTCACAGCGTTACCTGTAGCACTAGAGGATAAACCTGTGCCACCTGTAACAGTAAGTGTTTCTGAGTCTAAGTCAATAGCAATTGTGCCAGAATCAGTAGTAACATCCAAGTCCTGTGCGGTTACTTGGGAATCTACATAGGCTTTAATGGATTGCTGAGTAGCAAGTTTAGTAGCACTGTTAGATGACATATCATCTTCGTCTTTAATACCAGTGACAGTCGCACCATCGCTTGCAATATTAAGACTTGTGTTTGCTACAAGGGTTGTGGCTGTAATAGCACTTGCGGATGAACCACCAATAGTAGTACCATCAATAGCACCACCATTAATATCCGCTGTTGGAATAGTTACAGTACCAGTGAAGGTAGGAGAAGCTATGTTTGATTTAGTTGCAACAGCGGTTGCTATATTATCAAACTCTGTATTTATCTCTGCCCCTTTAACTATTTTGTTAGCATCACCAGAAGGCAAGGAATCTTTGGTGGCAAAGTTTGTTGTTTTAGTATAGTTGGACATTAAGACACCTGTTTATTTCTGGAAGGTAAAAAGGAAAAGGGGACTCCCTAAGAAGCCCCCGATTGGTTAGCTATTAACCATTAACCATTAGGTTAAATGCGGCATCTGAACGCAGAACAGCAGTACCATACAAAGTGTCAGCAGTGTATAGAGTAGCAAGGAAGTCTTGCTTGTACTGAGTCTGAGAACGAACACCTAGTTGCTCTGCAAGAACCATAGCATCTTTATGGAACAACATAGCTTGTTTAACATCACCACCTGCGCTGTTGTCAGCCGCGGCTTCAACTACAGGACAGTTAGAGGAAACAAAAATGTCAATGCCATAGATGTTACCAATTTGTCCGTTGTTGACTACGCGCCCATCAACGAAGTCGCTAGAAGAGTAGCGAGTTAAGCCCATGATTTCGTTACGAACAGAAGGAGGTACTACGAGGCAACGATTGTCCATAGGAACATCGGCATCATCCATCTTCTGAATTAAATCACGGAAACCTTCATCAGTGAATACATCAGCCGCGGCAACAGTATCGGCGGCATAAGCAGATAGACCGCTAGAGGCATCAATGTACCAAGAGCCAGTACCAACGTAGTCACCACCGTTGTCACCGAAAGACTTACCTAGTTCAAACAAGCTAGAATCTACTTGCTTGGCTAGAGCGTAACCTGCATCACCAGTGTAGAACTGACGTAGAGAAGCAAGTGCTTGAGTCTCAGTGATGTCTTCAATTAGACGAGAGTATTCAAAGTGCTTGTTGATAGTGACCTGTACTTCACTCTCAGTAGCGTTCTGAACAGTAACAGCAGTGTTCTCTGCTTTAGCATGTGCATCACCACGAACAGGCTTAGGAATGTGAAGGGTATCACCTTTCTTACCAGACATGGAAATTTTCTTGACTAGATTAGCTAGTACAAGACTTTTTTGATATGCGGCAACAACTTCGTCACTCCAAATTTCGGGGATAAAAGTAGCCGCGCTAGTGTTGTCTACAAAACCACCTGTAGCAGGGTATGTTGAATCAGTCATTTGACCATCTCCTAAAATAATTTATTATTGTCTGACCCTCCCATCAGCATAAGCCGCCATAATCTCATTGGACAAACTCATGTATCTTTCGGGGTCTTCTTTCATAAGTTTAATAATGTCAGAACGTCTATAGACTTTCTTAGCTGACTGTTCTCCACTACCTCGTACATTACCTGTACTAGCGGCTTTGACAGCCTTCTTACGCTGATTTTTTTCAGTGGCGGCAGTTTGACCTACTACCTGCTGTCGTTCTTTCCATGTAGTGAAAAGTTCATCAGCGGCTTCGTAATCATACTGTTGGTCTGCCTGTACAAAAAGCTGTTGTCTAATCTTAGAACCCTTAATCCAATCAGCAAACTTACTGTTTTGCAAAATATCCTGCATATCTGGATGACGCTTTTGCAATTCAGCCATAGCCGTTGATTGGCGATATTGGCTACTGATTTGTTCAGCTTCCTTTATCTTAGGGTGATTATCTATAGCCCTTGCGACTGCCTTGTCGGGGTCTGAGAAAAAGTCTATGTCTTCTTCTGGTTCATTTTGTTTTGGTGCTTTCTCTGAGAGTTGTGTCTGGATGTAATCATCAACGACCTTCCGCAGTTCACCTACTTCCGAACTTTGTTTACCTAAAAGTTTCTCAGCCTCTTGATGCATCCGTACAATTTCGGCTGTACTCTTTCCTTGATACTTTTGTGGTATTTCTGGTTCTTCTGTAGTTTCTTGTTCTTGCTGTTCAAGAGTTGTCTCCTCTTCAAGAGTCTCTTGAGTTTCTGGGTCTTCAATTACGTCTGTACGCTCTTCTATTATTCTTGCCATTATTAAACTCCGTCATAAATGATTGTGGAGGTGGATTATGTAGAGATTCGGTTAGGAGTTGTCTCTACGCTCTTTTTGTATCTGCTTTTCGCGGTTCCTCGCCCACTTGGTTGTAGCACCTAAAAAATCACCACAATGGGGGTCTAAATTACTGCGAACAGGAGATATAACTTTTCTAGCCATTAATGAACATTCTGGACAAGGTATCTCTTTTGTTTCTGAATCTATGAACCTTTCCGTTGTATGTCCTTTGTCACATCGGAAGTCAAGGAGAACTCTCATTCTTCGTTTGCTTCCTCGTAATCTTCCTTGGCTGTTTGTATCTGCTCTTGTAAGTTTAGTAGGTTAGCCATGACTACTAGTTGTCCCTTACGAAAGTAAAGGTCTTTGTCATCTTTACAGGCTTCTACTGAATTAAGCTGTAACGCACTACCTTTCAAGTCTTCTAACAGATTTTTCCATCCGTCTGTACGGAACATATCTTCTAATGAACGATAGTATTTCTCTAGTTCTACATCAGTCATACTCATTTACTGTTTCTCCCTATAGGACAGCTTTAATTTATAATTTAATATAACATACTATTGTATATTATAGTATTATTATAACATATTTTTATAAGAATGTCAAGTATTATTTTCTATGTCTTGCTGTTTTCTTAGCTACTTTCTTAGGTTGCTTACTGTGCTGTTTACCTTTCTTTGTGTCAGCACGTTTCTTTCTTGACGTAGCGGCATATTCTTTTTTACTTAACGATTTAATAGCCTTTTCTGGTAAGTAACGCTCACCTGTAGCTTTACTACCTTGTGTGCTAGGTTTACCAGACTTTGTACGCCACTTCTGTTTAGTCCACTTCTTAAGACTTTTCTGTGGCTTTTTTAACGCAGACATTACTTATGTACCTTCTGAATAGGAAAGTCAGCAGTTAGGCTTGCTCCTTTGTGTTTAACAAACTTACCTTTGTGTTTCATAAGTTTGACAGAGCCATTCTTCTGCTTCATCCAGTGATAACCATTAGGTGCTTTAACTTTCATCGGTAGCCTCC